GATTGCTTCGGAAATTCTTATGTAGTGAAAAGAGGATTGAAACCATCAAGGTTTGAAATAGAACAGAATGGAACCATATTAAAACAAGATTCTAGGAGTAAAGATTTTCAAAAATACTTAGAAGAACAAATATTAAGAACTGATTTTAAAACCTTTACTACAGTTATTGTAGTAGGAGGAAGAAATTATATTCCTTTTATGAAATTAGCTAAAGCAGATAGAAGAAAAATTATTGAATCACTTCTTCATATAGATATTTTTTCTTTGATGAATCAAACAGCAAAGAATAAATCTCAAGAATTATTAGAACAAATAAAAGAAAAAAAGATTGAAATAAAAGAACTTACTTCTGAAATATCCTATATAAAAGAGTTAATACAAAAGACTCTTTTACTGATAGAAAAAAATAAAGAAAATAATCAAGAAAAGATTTCTCTTTTTCAACAAAAGATAAAAGATTTAGATATTTCTTTAGAAGAAAAGAATCAAGAATTAAAGAATATAGAACAAAAGTTTGGTAATATAGAAGTCTTAGAAAGAAATTTTAAAGAAAAAGAAAATAAACTTATCTATTCTAAGAATAGAGATATAGATAAGAAGAATAAATTAGAACAATCAAAACTATTCTATAAAGAAAATAATTCTTGTCCTACTTGTTCTCAAGTTATTAATGATAAAATGAAAGAAGAAAAGTTATTAGTTTTAAATGAAAAGATAATCAATACTGATAAACATATCTCTTCTTTAGAAGAATCATTAAATGAATTATCCTCTTTTTATAAAGAAGTATCTAAAGGATTAGATTATTATAAATCTATTATTTCTTTAAAAGAAAGATTGTTAAATGAAAAGAACTCTTATATATCAATTATAAATGAATTAATAACATCTTCTTCTACTTTATCTTTAGATGTAGATATTATAAAAGAAGAAGAATTAATTTTTATTAAAAATAATTTATTAAATGAAAAAAAGGATGAATTAATTAATTTAATAGAAGAAACTGATTATTATGAGTTCTGTCAGTTTTTATTAAAAGATGATGGTGTAAAGACTCTTATCATAAAAGAATATCTACCAAAGATTAATAATTTATTAAATATTTTTTTAGAAGAGTTAAATCTTTCTATTGATTTTCGTTTTGATGAAAATTTTAATGAGATTATTAAATCAAGATATAGAGATAATTTTTCTTATGAATCTTTTTCTGATGGTCAAAAAATGAAAATAGATTTAGCTTTGTTGTTTACTTGGAGAGAGATTTCCAAGATGAAGAATTCATTAAATGCAAATATTCTTTTCTGTGATGAAATTACTGATTCTTCTTTAGACCCTCAATCAACAGAACTTGTCATTGGACTTTTAGAAAGGATTTCTTTAGATACTTCTATATTTGTTATTTCTCATAAATCAGAATTGTTTGAATCTAAGATGGATAGAATTCTTTCTCTTTCTTTAGTGAATAATTTTACTTCTATAAATGAAATAATTTAAGAAAAGTAATCAAAGAGAGAAAAGAAATTTTTTAGGTTTTTAAAAAAGTCTAGGTTTGCTAAAAAATGAATTTTTTTAATTTTTTTCTTGTTTTAATTCAAAGACTTATGAGGGTCATTTTTACGTTTTTTTAAGGGGTGGTAGTCTAGGTACTCTTTTTTTTCAAAATTTTCATTTTTTTGAAAAGATGTTTAAAAACAAAAACTTATGAAAATATTAAAATTAACAATTTAGGAAAAATTAAATGAAAAATTTAAGCATCAACGAAGCAGGAAAAAACATTATTAAATTTTATGAATCTTTACGTTTAAAGACATATCTTGATACAGGTAAAGTTCTTACCATAGGTTATGGGCATACCGGGCCTGATGTTAAGTTGGGTCTTACTATTTCAAAAGAAAAAGCAAATGAATTGTTTGATTCTGATATTGATAAATTTCAAGACGGAGTTAATAAACTATTATCCTATTCAACAAATGAAAATCAATTTTCAGCTATGGTTTCACTTGCTTACAACATAGGATTAGGTAATTTTAAAAAATCATCCGTTCTTCGTTTTCATAACCAAGGGCAATTTGAAAAAGCAGCAAATTCATTTTTACTTTGGAACAAAGACAACGGGGTTGTTTTAGCCGGTTTGGTGAAAAGGAGAAAATCTGAATCTCTTCTTTACCTTTCAACAGATGTTTAATATAATAGTAAAAGTGATTTAAAATCCCTTCTTTTTAACATCTTAAAAAGAGAACTTCTTATGCTATTTTCAATCTGTGGCCCTTCTTCCTGTGGGAAAGGAACAATCTTATCTTCATTGAAAAATGATTTTGGATACAAAGAAATTCAAAATCAATTTGCTCGTGAAGTTATGAAAAAGATGAATATGACTACAAAAGACATTTCATCTTCACTTGAGAATACAATAAAATTTCATGAAACACTTTTTCTTTATAAAAGAGATGTAGAAGAAAGTTTTGTTTCTTCTAAAGAAGTATTTTTAACAGAAAGGTCTTTCATTGATTTTTATATCTACTATTCTTTAATTCTTGATTCCTTTGATAAGAATCAAGAAAGTAAATCTATCTTAGATAATTATTATATGAGATGTTTAGAATATTCATTACGTTTTTATTCATCTATTTTCTTTGTCTCAGAAATTCCTCATATTGAAGATGATGGTATTAGGATAGTAGATATTAATTTTATAAATAAACAAAAAGAATTATTTGATATTATTTTCTCAAAAAGATGTTTTCAAGGAAAAGTAATAAAGGTAATGTCTAGGGATAAACAAGAGAGAAGAGATTTTATTTCTTCTGAGATAAATCGGATTAAAACAAAAACTTAAAAATGTTAGACAATAATTTCATTCAATCTATTATGTTGAGGTCATCATCTTCACTATCTTCTACAGATAGTGAAGAACAGATAAAATCTGTTATAGTAAAGATAAAGGATATAGATTCAATCTTTCCAGAAGATTATTATATATCTTATATAAAAGAAGATTTACGTCTTAATTCTGATGATGTTGGTAAAACTACATCAGAAATTTTATCAGGGATTCAAATTAAAGTTTATTCTTCATTAGGACAATTTTCAACAACGCCTCCTTTTCAAAAATTGAAACCAATAGTTTTTAAAGCCTTTAAACTATTAGCCTTTGCTTTTCAAGAATCCTATGAGAATATGACGGATGAAGATAAAAAAATTTATTCTGATGAAGATTTTAACTTATTAAAATCTTCTCTCCTGAAATTAGGAGTTGGAGATATTATTGATTTTGTTTTTTACCATAACTTAACAATAACTACTTCAGATGAATATTTCTTTCAAAAATCTTTATCTTCTATTTTCTCAGAAACAGAAAAAATTAATTTTATAAGAACAGGTACAGAAAGGATAGATACTAAATCTGATTTTTCACATTTTATTCTTCTTTACAATAAAAACATCATAAACCCTGAGACGTTGATATGGCTGAAACGTGAATTAGAAAAATTAATTGGATTCACTAAAGTATCCTATAAACATTTAGCAAATAAACATCCTTTAAAGAAGCAGACTGAAAAAGAAAATGAATCAAGAGAAAGTATGTGATTTTTTTGAAAAACCAAAGAATAGTAGATATACAGATAAGAAAAAGAAAAATAATTTGTTTAATATCTCAGATAATTTTTTAATAGAACGAAGAGAACCTTATAAAAAACCAAAAAATAAAATTTCTGTAAAAAATAGATTTTGGGAAGAAGATTAAATAGAAAAAAAGAAAATGAATTGAGGTTTTTTTAAAACAAAAACCTAAGAGTGAAAAGGTATAAAGAATCTTTTCTAACTCTTAGGTTTTTTCTTTGGTTAAAGTTTTGTAGATTAATTTTTTTATTTTATAAATAACTTTTATAAAAAATTTTGGTTTTCATCTTCCTTTAAAAAAAGAATTAAAATGATGTATGAAAGATGTGCTTTAAGGAAGATAATTAACATTTTTAAAACAAAAATGAAAAAGGAGTTTCGATCAAATGGCTTACTTATTAAGTCCGGGTATTTTAAGTACAGAGAAGGATTATTCTCTTTCTTCTCCAAGCATTTCTACTACAACTGCTGCAACCGTTATTGCTTCAGAATGGGGAAGATGTGAAGAGTTAGTTTCTTTATTTTCTGAGAACGATATTGTATCAAAGTTCTATAAACCAACTATTGATACTACTAATCCTAAACAATCAACTTATCAAGATTTCTTTACTACGGCAAATTTCTTTGTCTATGGTAATAATCTAAAGGTTGTTCGTTTAGTTGGCGATAATGCAAGAAATGCAAATGCAGTTATTATTGATGGAGTAGTTTCTACAGTTACAGATTTAATCATTAAAAATGATAAAGAGTTTGAATCAAGAAGAAATTCAGGTTTGTTGGCGAATGTAGCTTTTGCTGCTAAATATCCTTCTGCACTTGGAAATTCTATTGCTATTTCAATTGCTGATAAATATTCATTCCCTCATTGGGCTTATAAAACGGCCTTTGATTATCCTCCTGCCGATGGAGAATTTTCTTTAGTAGTTTTAGATACTGGAGAGAAATGGCAAACAGACTCTTATCTTTCTATTATTGAAAAATTTGAAGGATTGTCTTTTGTTCCGGGTGCAAGAAAATACGATGGTTCATCTAAGTATTATAAGACTGCAATTAATAATGGTTCTTCTTATATTTGGGTAGGAGAGAAAAATATTTCAGATATTCTTTCTGGAAAACAAATTGTTCATAATGTTTCTATTACAGATATTACGGTAGCTTTGACAGCAGGTTCAGTTATTACAGCAGCAACAAGAGCTTTAACCTATACTCCTACCGGCGGGTCTACTTCAACAATTCAACCTACTCTTTATAGTATTTCTGGTTCAAATTTACTTTTGAAACCTGAAGTTGTTTCAGCATCCGGTAATGTAACATTTACTCAAACTAAAACATTAACTTTTGATGTAACTCCTGTTGCAACACAAACTGTTATTGTTGATACTACTTCTTCAGTTGATATTATAACTGGAGATACCTTTGTAGTTACTTTCCTTGGAGATTCAGCATCTACTCCTGAAACTCTTTTATCTTCTGATTATACTGTTGACCTTTCTGGTGATACTTTCACTATTGATGCTGATAGATTAACTGAGCATGGTATTGTTACGATTGTAATTACAAGAGCAGAAACTAAGGCTGTTACGGCAACTGCTTATGATGTAGCTTTACCTTCTACAACTCTATCTCAATTTCAAAATATTGATGTTGTGTACGAAAAGAAGGCTTCAGGTATAAGAAGAATTTTAAAACAATCTGAATTCTCAAGAAATAATTCTTTGAATAAGATTACTATCATTCCTGGAATAATTTCTACTGTTGCTTCAGGTGATAACGTTATCACTGTTAAAGTTTCAAAAGACCCAAATGATAATCCTAATAACATCTATTCAAAGATTTCTTTAGCTTCAGGGGTTTCCGATAATGATATTGGAACTTTGAATGATGAAAATTTAGCAACTGTAATTAATGGATTCTATTTGTTCAGAAATCCAAATTCAGTTGATGTTTCATTAATTATCATGGGACAATACCTAAATCCAGTTATTGTGAATTGGGTAATTTCTAATGTTGTTGAAGTTAGACAAGATTGTGTAATGTTCTATTCTCCTCCTTTAGAAGCAGTATTAGATAATAGAGGAAAAGAGTTAGAAGATGTTATTTCTTATAAAAATGCAGTTGGTTATGATTCAACTTATGCAGTCATGGATTCAGGATGGAAGTATCAATATGATAGATACAATGACACTTTCCATTGGTTGCCTTTAAATCCTGACATTGCCGGTCTTTGTGCGCGAACTGATTATACAAACGATCCTTGGTGGTCGCCAGCCGGATTTAACAGAGGAAAAGTTGCTAATGTTACTAAATTAGCATGGAACCCAGGTGCAGACTTCGGTATTGTTGCTTTCTCAGGTGCAGAGTTATCAGGAGAAAGAGATGATTTGTATCAAGCATCTATTAATCCTGTTGTATCCTTTGTGGGAGAAGGAACTATTTTATTAGGTGATAAGACTACAACCTTAAAACCCTCAGCTTTCTCTCGTATTGGTGTAAGAAGATTGTTCATTTATCTAAAGAAAGCAGTTTCTAAGATTTCAAAA